TTATATATATTTATCAGGATTCTCAATCTTCGTCATTGCAGACAACGGTATCAGTCCCATATATTGTAATTGATTGGTCCATTCTAAAGATTTTTCTGGAGGAACTTGTTCCCAACTTTTATATGATGTTTTATTTTGTTTAAGATAATCTACTAATTCATAATCATCTGGATAAAATAAATCATAATTTAATTTTCTAGTATCTATATGTATTAGAATACTTTTTTCATTATTATAAAATCTATGATAATCAGCAGAACAATATGGACTATCAGATAAATATATTCCTTTTTTACCAGAAATTCCTGATTTGTTAAATTTTATATCTAAACCTCCACTTTTTTTAATATCTGGTATATTTTTTACAGATGTGCAGTGATATAATGTTCGAGGAATTGAATTGTTTAATTCCTCAAAAAACTGTTTAAAACTCTTCATATTAATATTTACTAAATAAAGTATGTGAAAAATATTGTTCTTATTTTACTTTTTTATAAAAGTACTAGAGTATAATTTAGCTTGATCTAACATCATTTATAGTGTATAGTAGTCTATGGAAAAAATTACCTTAAACGAAGATCAAAAACTTGTTTTAGAAAAATTAAAAGACTTTATCGAATCTGATAAACAACATATGCTTCTTATGGAAGGTGCAGCAGGATGTCTTGGGGCAGACACACAGTTAGTTTATAAAAGAGGAAAAAGACGAAACGGGAAACCTTTAACAATTAAAGAATTGTATGAGAAATTTCATCAAATTGCTAAAAAGCAGAGTTGGAGGTTAGAGGGTATACCAACCTATTTAAAGTCTTTCAATCCTGAAACAGGAGAAATCGTATACAATGTAATGACTGATATATGGATGTCAGGGGTAAAAGATTTGTTTTTATTAAAAACTGAAACAGGAAAAGAACTAAAACTAACTATGTCGCATCCTGTATTAACTCCTAGTGGATTTAAAAAATTAGAAGAATTACAAACAGGAGATGAGATCATTGTTCAAGGAACAATGAGAACTAATAAAGAAAATTCAAATTTAATATATTTAAATAATGAAGCTGTTGTTCATCATATAGACTATAATCCACTTAATAATAACCTAGATAATTTACAGGTTATGTCTAAAACCGAACACGACACTTTACATGGTAGAGAATATATTTGGAATAAAGAATATACTGAAATTGATAAAATTTCTTCTATAGATTTTTTTAACACAGAAGAAACATACGATATTTCGATGAAATCACCATTAAATAATTATGTTCTTAAAAACGGTATTATCGTTCATAATTCTGGCAAAACAACAACAGTTACTAAATTTATAGAATGGCTATTAGAAGAAACTAACATTGCAAAAATTGCAATGGCAAGTCCAACACACAAAGCATTAAAAATAATGACAGAAATGTGTCCAAATAAATATAAAGGAAGCATTGTTTTTTCAACACTACACTCTATGCTTGGACTAAAGCATGAGATTACTAAAGACGGTAAAGAAATTTTTGTTCGTGATAAAAACGTCATGACAAAATTTCCTTTTTATGAACTTGTTATTATTGATGAGAGCAGCATGATTGCTGACCAACTCTTTAATGAAATGGAAGATCAAAACTATCGTAAAATTAAAGTTCTTTTTGTTGGCGATAGTAACCAGATTAATCCAGTAAATCATAAAATGAGCATTCCAATGCTGGAAGAAAAAAGAAAAGAATATAATATTGGACACTGCCGTCTTGATAAAATTGTTCGACAAGCAGAAGGCAATCCGATTATTGCATATTCTCAGAAAATTATCAACAGTACATTTTCTTTCGCACCAGGAGAAAAAGAAATGGTTGGAGATAGTGGTGTTGTTATGCTTTCTGAAAGTCAGAATAAAATTCTTCAACAATTATTACAATATTACTTTGGAAGTTCCAAATTTGATGAAGATGCAAACTATTGTAAAGTTATTGCATGGCGAAATACTACAGTTGACTTTTACAACAAAATTGTTCGTAATTTCAAATATGGTGCAAAAGCAGGAAAGATTGTATTAGACGAGAAGCTAATTGCTGACAGACCAATTAAAAATGATGATTATAAAGTTTCTTTTTCTACAAACGAAGATTTAGTGGTAAAGAATATTGAAATTAAAGAGAAAAAACTTTTTGATAACAACAGTTGGGTTTATTATGATTGCCTTGTTCAAGGCATGGACAAAACTGACAATATTCATATTCTTCATGAGAAAGAAGAAAAGCGTTACAATGACACTCTTCGCAAGCTTTCTAAAGAAGCAGTAGACGAAAAAGAAATATCATCTCGTCTTAAAAAGTGGAGAAAGTATTATTCATTTATGGAAAACTTTGCACAGGTGAAATATAATTACGCTATAACATGTCATAATAGTCAAGGCAGCACATACGAAAATTGTTTTGTAATTCAAAGTGATATTGATATGAACCGAAACGAAGAAGAAAAAAGACGTATTCTTTATACAGCATTTACAAGACCAAGAAAAATGTTGTATATTTTGTAAAAATACTTGAAAAGATAAAGAAATATATATAGATACTTTTGTATGACATTAAAAACTTATTATATAGGATTCTTTCAATATGATGATGCGAAAATTTGGAATAAAACAAATTTGAACGAAGATAAAAAAGAACTAGAAGATTATCTCAATAATCTACAATATGTTGATAAGCGTTCTATCAACATCAAAACTATTGAACTACCTGAGTAAATGAAAGAATATATATTAGAAAAACTCAAAGATTATTATAAAGATAATTACAATGTAGCAGATTGGAGTGAGATTAAATCTACTATTAACGATTATTGAAATAGAACTGATATGCAATTTAACAAACAATATTGGATAGAACAATTAACAAAAGAAGTTGGTTTAGAAGGAGTATCTTATGAAGAACTCTCAAACCATTTTGTAAACTTTGACTCTTTCTTTGGAACAGATGAAGATTCTCCTACATCCAAGGTTAATGCTAAGGATTATGTGAATCGTCAGTTAAGAGAAATTGAAAAGCAATACGAAGAATTCGCACTTTTTGAAAATTCTGAGGTTGCTCAAGAATCATTAACACTAGATTTTGACGAAGATAATATTTTTAATAGACTTGGAAATATTTCTAATGAAAATTTCGATGAAGTTCCAGTTGATAATCTTCATCAGAATAGCAAAGTTTTTTACGATAACATTCCTCTTTTAGTTCCTATTCAGCAAAATATTGAACGCTCAGACATTAGATATTATGATGTTCAAATTGAAAGTAGAATTTTTACAGTTGCTATAAATAAGAAAAATAGTGACTTGAAAACAGAAGACCAAATTAATCACATTAAATCTACAAGTTATTTTATCGAAGAACGTAATCCTGTATCATTTATTGGAGGTGAAAATATTATTTCATATTTTCAATTCTCTAACCTTGTAGAAGAAATTGCTCGTAGAAAAGGAACTGTGTCAGTAAATATTAAAATTCAAGATAACGTTAAAACTAAATTCGATGGAGTGAAATTAGATAATTTCGAATGATTACAAATTTCGAATTTAAAACAGGATTTGTAATGGGATACGACCATTTAAAAGGTCGAGCATTCGAATTCAATAATAATCTGAATGTGTTGTTCGGTAATGTAGGTTCTTGCAAATCTACTGCACTAAAAACAATGGCAGGATATTGTGGAATTCGTACAGGTGGTTGGAGTTCTATTTCAGAACCATCTTCTCTTGCATATGATAATATTAAGCATTTTCCATATTGCTATCGTAACATAACACCGTCTAACATTGATGCCTTTGTTGAGTGGGATGGTTCTCCGACGTTTTACAACGATTCTGAGGCACTTTCAAAGACCGACAATACTTGGTTCTTCTCTAACGCTAAACAAAGCGCAGACGGCATTACAACAGAAGCAGAGCAAATGGAAATTCTTGCAAGCAAACCTTCTTCTGGTCAATATCGAATTCATAAGATTAACAAGATTATGAAAGTGATTCAAAGTCCACCAAGTCTTTTAGAAGTTCCGCCTTATATCAATAACAAAGCTCTTGCACAAACAGAAGTAGAATATATTAAAAGCTTGCCAAGAAATGGTAAGATTACTCTTCTTCTTGATGAACCTGAAAAAGCACTTTCTATTCCTAAGCAAATTGAATTGTTTGATGTTTTAATAAAACTATCAGAAAACTTTCAAATAATTATGGCAACCCACTCACCATTTATTTTAGAGTATAAAAAAGTAAATCTTATAGATTTTACTCCTGGCTATGCTGCGGAATGTAGAAAGTTAATAAAAAAAATTGGCAAAGGTAAGTAATATATTATGCCAAAAGATCTTGAAAATAAATTAAAAAAACAAGCCAAGAAGAAAGGTCTTGGCGAAAAAAGAACAGACGCTTATGTTTATGGAACAATGCGTAAAACAGGCTGGACTCCTTCTACCCAAAAGAAAGGTAAGAAGAAGTAATTAACAAACCTTTTTCGACAAATTACAAAATAAATCTTTTAAAGAGTTTTCATCAAGAAAACTCTTTAATTTTTTAGGGTCTACTGGTGTTTTATTTTTCAGCAATAAAACTTCATCAATAACACTACCTTCTAAATCGTTAACTAAAGAATGATTTGGAATATCTGCTTTATTCTTTAAAAAGAATAAACGATTAGTAACTATTTTTAGTTTCTTGCATATTTTATTAAGAAAAGTTGATAATTTTTGATGGTTATAATATTTGAATAACTCATGAGTTTCAGTGAAAACGTTGTCGTGAAAAAATAACAAATCTTTATCGCTTGTTATTTTTTCACCAAATCGTTTAACAAACAGATAAAAAATTATTTTCTTAGCATTACGGTCTAATTTAGATAAAAGTTTATATTCGTATAAACAATCTACTATTTCTTTTTCGATAAGAAATAAGAACTTGTCTATGTTTTCAAAACTGTATAGCATAAGATACTATATCCTATTCTGTGGGACATTTCCACTTAAATAAAGATTTTGTAATTTCGTTGTATTTTTCTTTGAGATGTGCAGGACATTTCCCGATTCTTATATGAACTATTCCGTTGTGATATAATTCATCGAATAAAACAGAATGTCGTAACTGTTCTAATGTCTCCATATAAGACATCGCCCATTTTGATTCACATACATGTAAAATAACTCTTTTAAAATTTTCTGGTCCATGAATTTTTATTTCGTTCTGTAAATCCTTAGATGAACCAAAGTATTTTTTCCAATCTGATTCTTTTTGAACTTTTCTTTTTCGAGTCTTTCCTTTGAGCGGTTTTAATTTAATATTAGACCAAAACTGCTTTTTTCCTATGTAAAATCTCTTTTCCCCAGGCAGTGCATTAATTCTCTCGATACGATAAACGTAGCCGAACCACTCACTAATATCTTCTGGAATATTTTCCCAAGAGTTTTCATTCATGTTTTTATTTAGCGTGACTTTTTACGTTTTCTACGCTTTCTAGTTTTAACTTTTCCCCTACGAGAATACATTCCCATTACAAAAGGGGTTCGTGGATCTTCTGTAGGATATGGACCATCAGCGCCTAACACTCCTGCATCAGTCATTTCTTCTTTAAGAATATTTGGTGGGCGGTACATGTATCCGTTTGTTGTATGAACAAACCCAAATCGGGAATACAAAGACATTAAACGGTTTTGATCTTTTTCAAATTCTTCTTCCTTTTTCTTATTTAATTTTTCTCGACTTGTTATAGTGTTTTCATAGTCACTCTCTATTCTCGCCTTAGTATTATATGGATATGCTTGACCGAAAATATATAGCTTTTTACGATCTGCAATTTTTAATAATTTTTTAAATTGTTGAAAATCTTTTAAATCCCAATCATCTAAATATATACCGTTTTTTAAATCATCTTCTGAAATGTTTGGATAGTATTTCCATTCAGTAGGCAACAACCCTTTTCTTTGTATGGTCATTTTTTCAAGAAAAATTTTTACTAATTTATCAAAATCTTTAGTCATTTTATAGTATTTACTTGATTTCTATATATGTATATAGTATTTTTAAAATATGAATGAAAAAGAACCAATGGATTTATTAGAAACTTACTCTAAAGAGATAGAAATGGATACAAGCATTGATATTACAAATATCATGGAAAAGCAACTATCATCTCCTAATGTTAAGCATAAATGGCTTTTTCGACTAATGAGAGCTAAAAAACATCTTATTGATTTGGTAGAACTTAAAGATAGTTTTGTTAATAATGTAATGAACAAGGATAATCCTTTAAAATTAAGTAAAGCAGTTATATCTAACAAACTTGAAACACAAGGAGATTATAAAGAAATACAAAAGAAAATTCGTGAACAAGAAATTCTTGTAGAATATCTTGATAGCAGCGTGAATAAAATTTTTAGTCAAATGGGATTTGATTTTAAAAATCTTGTTGAGTTGATGAAAATGGAGCAATTATAAGTGGTTGAACATATTAATGTAACTTATGATAAAAAAAGTGGATATTTAAAATGTTCGCCTAACATCTTTAAGTTAATAAGAGAAAAGTTCTCTATAAAGAACCCATCATATCAATCTAGAAAGTTTGTACCTAGATTGTATGCTATTACGCCCGCAGGTGCATTTCAGGTAGGATTATGGAACGAGATTGAGAACTATCTTCGTTCTCTTAATCTTCAATTAAAAATAGAACTCACCGAAGAGTTTAAAAATCAGTTTAAGCCATCTACAGGAATTAATCAAATTTCTAAGATTAGTAATTTTGATTATTATGATTACCAAGAAGATTCTTTAAAGGAATTTATTAGTAACGGACGAGGCATTTCATTGATTAGTACAGGAGGAGGAAAGAGTTTAATTTTAGGAGGATTATGTAAAACTTTCTTAGATCACTATCCACATTATAAAATTCTTATAATAGTTCCTAACGTTTCACTACTAAATCAACTTTACTACTCATTTTTAAATGAATTTGGAATAGATTGTATAACTCGATGGGGTGATAGTAATCTTCCTGACTTTTCACAAAATATATTAATTGCTAATTCTCAAATATTAACAAGTGATGAAAAATATACACTGTCAGTTGTTAAAGATTTTAATGTTGTGATTGTTGATGAAGTTCATACAATCAATGAAAAGAAAAACAAAATTAGTAAAATTATCCATAACATAAACACATCTTTTAGATATGGTTTAACAGGAACTTTACCAGATTCTTTGTTGGCAGGTTGGAATGTTATTGGTAAGATTGGTCCTATTCTTTATGAGAAAAATTCTTACGAACTACGTAAGCAGCAAACTATTACAGATGTTGAAGTAAAGGTTATACTATGTCAACATCAGAGAATGCCAGTTTTTCAAAGAGGTCCAAATCCTACAGACAAATATAATGCAGAATTTGATTATGTTATTAACTATTCACCAAGAAACAAAGTTATTAAAAAGATCTCTGATAAGCTATCAGGCAATGTTCTTATAGTGGTTGACCGATTAGATTATATTTCTGAATTAAGTAAACTTTTTAATGGTGGAGAAAAGAAAATATTTATCATTACAGGCGATACACCAACGGACGAAAGAACCGAAATACAAAATACAATGGATCGCGAGAGCGGCATAATTTGTATTGCAATGAGTAAATGCTTTTCAACAGGTATTTCCATTAAGAATTTACATTATGCAATTTTTACATACATGGGAAAAGGTGGTGTAAAAACAGTTCAAACTATTGGTCGTACTGTTCGTAAACACGAAAGCAAAAACAAAGCTGTGATTTTTGACATAGCTGATAATTTAGAATACTCACTTTCTCACTTAAGAGAAAGAATTAAAATATATAAAAATCAAAAAATTGATTATTCTATTACAAAAATAACTATTTAACATGTGGAATACTGAAACTGATAATGAAAGCGAAATTGAAGAAGAATATAATGAACTTGATGTTCTTGATGAAAAGCCTCGTAGAAGAATAAGACGAACAAAGGCTGAAAAAGAAACCGATGAATATGTTTCTAAAGAAGAGATGTGGAATGAACTATTCAATTACTATACTTCTCTAAAAGAAGAATATGATTGGGAAACGCAGAAACTTCTTAAAAAAGAATCTTATCCTAAAATATCAAATCGCTTAACAACTATTATTAGTGACATTGCTACAAAAATGGGATACCGTGGAAACTTTTGTTCTTATTCTTGGATTGATGAAATGATTGGTGATGCCACATTAAAAATGGTTAAAGCAATTCGCGACTGCTCATTTAAGTGTTACACTATTGCTGAAATCATTTCTAGAACAGAAGATAATGGAACTATTTTTATTAGCTTTATAGACAAGAAAGGAGAAGCACAGAAAAAGCAACTAGAAGACACTGATTTCTTTTTCTCTGAAGATAATAAAGATTATATAAAGTTTAAAGCAAACCCGTTTGGATATTTCTCTCGAATAACAAGTCATTCTTATCTTAATCGTATTAAAAAAGAAAAACTACTTGAGGAGACAAAGAGATGTTTTCAAACTGAGACTTGGGAAAAATTATATGCTGATGAAAACTTTCGTAATGTGCGTCGTCCAAAATATGTTGAAAATGACGAGAACGATGTTATATTTGAGGAGTGAATATATATCTCCTTGATTTGGATAAAGTATCAAATAGCTTTTACGGAGAATTGAAAAGCATATCAGATACTAATGCTAAATGGTGCTTTGAGAAAAAAAATGATTTTATAACTATTTTGGAAAAATATAAAATTCCAAAAATTAATTATATGCCATTAGAAAAATGGAAATGTTCATACTGCAAAACTTTTAATAATAAAGACCACCAATCATGTTATGGTTGTGGGGCACTGGCTGAAAAATAAAGTTAAAAAAAGAAGATGGAATTACGAAATTAATTGACTTAGTGTGACATAAACTTTATAATCCTAATATGAAAAATAATCTTGTCTTGTGTGTTGGCGACCTTCATCTTGGAGTTAATAAGAACAATCCTTTGTTCTTTAAAACAGCACTACGTTATGCAGATTGGTTAGTTGCAATTTGTCAAAAGAAAAACATAAATACTATTGTTCAGCTTGGTGATATTTTTCACAACAGAGAGATGATTCATCTGCCTGTTATAAATTGTGCAAGTGAGTTCTTTAATAAATTAAAAGATTACAAATTACATATTGTAACGGGCAATCACGATGCACTCTATAATAACAATAGCGAAGTAAATTCATTAAAACTTTTAAACGAATGGCCGAATATCACTATTCATGAAAAAGTATCAACAATAGATGATATTTGTTTTTGTGGCTGGGGAACAAAACTAGAAGATATTCCTAATTGTAAAATAATTTTTGGACACTTTGATATTAAAGGTTTTGAAATGAGTGCATTTAAAATCAGTGAACACGGTTTCACTGCATCAGACCTTATGAGTCGTTGTAGGCTTCTTATGAGTGGGCATTACCATAAGCCACAGGTTCGTTTTTACGACAAGAAACCTTTAATCTATACTGGTAGTGCATATCAGCTTAATTGGGGTGAGAGTGGCGAAGATAAATATGCATATATCTTAAACACTGAAACTTTAGAATATAAACCTGTAGAAAATAAGATTAGTCCTCGTTTCCAATATATTCGTAAACCAGAAGATTATGATAAAGTAAAAGATAATTTTGTTTCTATTGAAGTAGAAAATGTCGAGGATGTTCCAAATGCTGTTGCAAAATTAAATGCACTAAATGCATTAGATGTAAAGACCACATACAAATCTATTCAGTATAAAAAAGAAATTGTTTTAGAAAACGGTGTTGTAGAAGTTTGTGATGATTCATCCTCTGTTACAGAGTGTATAGAAGAGTATGTAGCTTTATTAGAAAATATAACAGATGAAGAAAAGAAAACTGTTTCGGATAAATTAAATCAGTTATATAGTTATTGTATATAATTATGAAAAGATAAGCTTAGAAAGTATGGAAATACGATTAAATTTCTTGAAAAAGACTCGCCCTGATGATAAAGTATTACTATCAAAATGTCAGAATTTAATCGCTTCAAAGAAAAAACAGCAGTAGCTATCATCACTTGTAACCGTGAAGAATTTCTTCACAAAGCTTTATCGTCTATTGATAAGGACTCTGTAGGAGAAATTTTTGTTGTTAATGCTGGTGATCATCTAAAAGATAAACCAGAAGGTGTTAAAGTTATTCAATGTAACAGAAATCCAACAGTTGTTGGTATTGCAAAAAACATTGCTCTTCGAGAAATGAAGAAAAATGGTTATGAGTTTCTTTTCCTAATGGAAGATGATGTTCGTGTAAAAGATAATAAGGTTTTTCAAAAGTATATCGAAACTGCTATGGATAGTGGACTATGGGCAGGACAGCTTTCCTACGGCGTACACGGAGGAATAGGCGGTGGCAATGTATCACCTGATGGTACAGCCTTAAAACGCCTTACAGTGCAATATACGGCAAATAGAGTAGACTTGTATCGCAATAGCTTTCATGCTTTTGTTTTATATCATGCGAACACTTTAAATCATATTGGATATTTCTCTGAAAACTATCTTAATGCTGCTGAACATCTTGATCATTATTTATCAGCATATTTAAAATCTCTTGGTTGCAACTACTGGTATTTTCCTGATATTGAAAACTCGTTTGAATATCTTGAAGATATTGATGAGAATCACGGCAGTTCTGTTATTAGGAATAATAAAGAATTCACTTCTAATTTTTCAACAAGCTGGGGTATTTTTAAAGAGAAATACAATTACTATCCGCATGAGGTAATAGATTCCTCAATCGAGGAGGTTCAAGAAAGATTGAATTTATTAGAACAAAATTACTCTCAAAAAGGTTTATTAAAAACTGTAATTGACAAATAGGACTATATAGCGTATAATTCAATTATGAATCTTATTGATAAGCTAAAAGAGCTGGGCGCAGTTTTAATAGAAGAAACTATTAATATAAACGATGGAAAATTTGTTCTTGGTAAAGACTCTACTGCATACGAAGAGTTTTTATACATATTAAAATATGGAAACATTCCTTCAACTTCTGATATAGAATATAAAAAACATCGCTTTGAAGAGGTTTTAAAATCATTTATTGCAGCAGACTTTAAAGTTGGATTTGTTCGTTCGGTTTATAATCGCAATTCAATTGAATCTGTATTCTTTTTCAATGATGAGAAAAAAACTATTATTCAAGTAAATGACCGCAAAAATAACGATTTTGTAAGTGCTGCTAGTGAAGTAGATGAAACTGATGAGTATGCTACTATTTCTTTTTGTTACGATCTTTGTAAAGGGTCAGAGTTTGTTAATAAAATAAAAGAAGATTTCTTCTGTAAAAAAGATTTAACAGATAGCGGTAAAATTCTTCTGTTTGAAAAAACAGAGTATAATGAAATGATTCTTACTCCTCATCCAATCAAACCTTATGATATTGATTTGAGTGAAAATTACAATGATGATTTTCTTCCAGTACATAATAAAATCAAAACATGGGCAGAAGATTTTAAAGCTCGTAATAATAAACTTGTTCTTCTTCATGGAGTTCCTGGTAGTGGTAAAACTAACTACATCAAGTATATATTAAATAGTATCACTTCTTCTAAAAAGATTTATATTCCTCCGTATCTTGTAAACAGCATGGCAGATCCTGCATTCTTTCCGATTATTAAACGAGAAAAAGAAAGCATTATTATTATCGAAGATGCAGAGAAAATTCTTATAAACCGTGAAGATTCCGCAGACAATAGTATAATTTCTATTTTACTAAATCTTTGTGATGGTATTATGGCAGATGTATTAAACTTTAAGATTATTGCAACATTTAATACTGATGAAGATAAAATTGATGCAGCACTTAAACGTAAAGGACGTATGTTCTTAAAATATAAATTTGACTCTCTTTCAGAAGAAAAAACAAAACATCTTTTTTATAAACTTTATGGTGCAGAACCACCAAAGAAAAAAATGACTCTTGCCGAAATTTATAATGATGAGAATGAATTTGGTGCGAAAAAAGAAGAAAAGAAATCAATAGGATTCGCTAACTTATGAAAGAGAAAATAGGATTAGTAATAACAACATTTAATTCGGAAAGTTATTTCAAGGACTTGTATAACACAATTCCTTTTGATAGACTAGATAATGTAGTTGTTGTAAATGGTGGAGAACCTTATAAAGATGTTTATGATCGTGAGAATCTTCATTGGATTCAGCATGATCATGTTCAGTATCCATGTGTTGCTCGAAATGATGGTTTAAAATATCTATTAGAAGAAGACGTATCACATTTCTTTATATGTGAAGATGATATGCTTATAAAAGATGTTAATATATTCGACAAATATATTAGTGCGAGTAAAATAAGCGGAATACAATATTTCATATATACTTCTGTAGCATGGGATAGTGGACAAAAAGGAGAACGCACTCCTAAAGCTGTAGTTGAATATCCAGATAATACTAGAATTAAATTCAATTATAATATGTGTAATGAATTTACATATAAAACAAAAAACTTGATACAAAATGTAGGGTTATATGACGAAAATTTTCGTTATCTATTTGATGTAGACTATGCATATAGAGTATCTCAATATACTCACAATCCTTTTTGGTATTTTTCCGATTTGTTAGAATCTGATAATTTAATAGATAATAATTCAGAAGCTACATCTCGATTAGATGCAGGTGGTCAACGATCATCAAATCTTCAACCAGAGCATAATAAATTTTATAATAAACATGGAATGTATATAGGTAATATACCTTCTTTAAATAAAAATGTATTAATTGATAGACTAAAAGATCTTAGAAATAATGTCAGATAATATAAAAATTCTAATTCTAACAAATACTTTTGGAAAATATAAAAGACAGGATATAGCAGTAGAATCCTTTTTATATCTTAAGAAACTTTATCCAGAAAACATAGATATTTTAAATGTTCAGTTTAAAGATGAAAAAGACAGTTTTCAAAATGTATATAGTGATATTCCTGTAGATTTTTGTTTAGATATTTCTAGTAAAAAATATATTTCAAGTTGTTCAAAAAAACTTCCAAGTATTTCAGAAATTATTTTTCGAGGTTTTCGTAATGATTATTACGACTATGTAGTTTATGTAAATTCTGATGTTATACTTTTACCAAGATTAGTAGAAATTATTCTTAATGAAAAACCAGATTGTATGACAGGTCCAAGGTTAGACATTGATGATATAGATTCTTTTCAAGATGTTTTACAAGAGAAG